GATATCCAGATGATTGGCAAAAGAAAGTAAAAAACGCACCAGTTAAATATTTTATTGGTGAACATGCAAATGCCTGGGATGATAAGATGGTTGCTGCAAAAGTTAGATCATGGACAAAACAATTCAAAGGATTTACTTGTACACAAAGTCCAATAAGCGAGCATTGTAAAAGAGGTATATGTGTTAAGAAAAAGTTTGGTATCCTAGCAGGATCAAAAGGTAATTATCCTGTGTTAACTAATCTTAAAAAAATAGATTTAGACCCAGAGCCAGAGTATGAATTTGATGTTACAAAACCAGACGGTATTAGTACAGCAACAGTACATTGTAGATCTATTGAACATGTTAATGATCAACGTAAACGTAGAAATGCCATAGCAAAAGCTGCAGGGTTTCCACCACCAATTATTAAGGGGGACGAAGATCAAACAGTATTAGAAGAATTATTTAAGACACAAAAATTAGTGCACCCACCAATAGGTACATCACCAAAAGAAAAATTACATGACGTATTGCATGCAAAGATAAATGGACCAAAAGCTATGAATGATGCAAGTTTTAAATCAGGAACTGTATTGATTGAAGATGGTTATGCGTATTTTAAATTTGATAAGTTTTATGACAAGTTACGATCTAAGAATTGGAAATACAGTGAAGATAAAACAGGTGTTATGATGAAAGTAAATTACAAACAATGTGACATACAATTTTTAGAGCAAAAAAGATATCCAACAAAAGAAAAAGGTAAATACAATACACCTACAAAAAATATTGTAATGATTGATATAGATGAATTTAAGGACATCATAATTAATCACACTAGAATAAAACACAACACGGAGATAATGTGATTAGAAAAATACTCGGGCCTCCTGGAACAGGGAAAACAACTAAGCTATTGCGTTATGTAAAAACTTTTTTAAAACTAGGAACACCTATAGATAAAATAGGATACTTTGCATTTACAACCAAAGCTGCAAACGAAGCGATAGATAGAATGTTGGATTATCACACAGCTTTCCAAAGAAAAGATTTAAAATATTTTAGAACACTACACTCCCTGGCATTTACTAGACTTGGATTAAAAAAATCACAAGTATTACAGGACGAACATTACGAAGATATAGGTAGAAAATTAGGTATTGAAGTGACAGTTTATTCTAACGGAGAAGAAAAAACAGGCTTTGTAGATTCCGACAGTGAGTATTTTAATATTATAAATGCAGCTAGAATCAAAGGTGTTTCAGTTGAGGAAGAATATAATACAGATATGTATTCAGAGGATATAGATAAACATCAATTAAAAATTTTAAAAGATGAATTAGATAACTATAAAAAAGCTTTTAAACTAATTGACTTCACGGACATGATCGAGTCATTTAATGTGGCAGAAATGTGTCCAAAATATGATGTAATATTTGTTGATGAAGCTCAAGATTTATCTCCTGTGCAGTGGAAAATGTACGATATACTTAAGAAAAACTCCAAATATGTTATATTAGCTGGCGATGATGATCAAGCAATTTATGGCTGGGCAGGAGCAGATGTTAAACGATTCCAAGACGAACCAGCTAAAAACATAATTTTGCCACAATCTTACAGGGTGCCACAACAAATACAATCTATAGCTGATAAAATATTAAGCAGAATACCCGATGAGAGAAGAATAAAAAAACAATGGTCTGCTAGACCAGAACAAGGCACTGTGCATTATGTTACTGGAGTAGATGATGTTCCATTACATAATGGTAACTGGTTGGTTCTTGCAAGGACTAATGATCGATTATTAAAATTAAAATCTCATTTACAAGACATGGCTATTTATTATGAATTTAAAGGCAGAAAAAGTTATAGATCAAGATTATATAAAAGCATACAGGACTATACACGTTGGACTAACGGAGACAAACTATCTCTATCTGAATGTAAAGACTTGTTTGAATTTTTAGAGGAGCAAGAACCAAAAGAAGAAAGAATGTATGATTTATTTGAATGGGGTTATTCAAGAACACAGAGGTGGTTTGATGTTTTTAAAGCTGATCCAGAAGAATGTTTATACATAAGAGAGATGTTAAGGTTAGGTGAAGAATTATCTAAACCTGCAAGAGTTCAGCTATCAACAATACATGCAGCGAAAGGTGGTGAAGCAGAAAATGTATTATTGATTTTAGATAACACTAAAAAAATAAGAGAGGCGATAGAAAAAAGTTGGGAGAAAGCAGATGAAGAAGAACGAGTCTGGTATGTCGGCGTTACACGTACAAAACAAAACTTATACATATTAAATGCTAAACAGGAGGACAGAGGTTATGACATCGAAAGTTTGGGATAAGCAGCACGGCGGGAGTCACTATCAAAAGTATAAGATTCAGCCCAGTAAGTTTGTGGTAGAGAATGAATTGCTATATCCAGAAGGTTGTGCTATAAAATATATTATTAGACATCGTGATAAAGGAAAGAAGCAGGATTTATTGAAAGCAATACACTTTATAGAAATGATCATAGAGAGGGATTACAATGAAAATTCCTAAGTTTGAAGCACAGACAGAATGGGTAAAACCTACAGAGTTTCCAGACCTACGCGATGTAGATGAGATAGCTATTGACCTGGAGACAAAAGATCCAGACCTATTAAAGAAAGGATCTGGTTCTGTTATTGGTAATGGTGAAGTTATAGGTATTGCTGTTGCTACAAAATTTTACAAAGGATACTTTCCAATAGCACACGAAGGTGGTGGTAACATGGAAAAAGCCAGAGTGTTAAGATGGCTTAAAGATATTTTAGAATCACCGTCAACAAAAATTTTTCACAATGCAATCTATGATGTTTGTTGGTTGCGAGCAATGGGATTTAAAATAAACGGTGACATAGCCTGCACTATGATAGCATCAGCACTTACAGACGAGAACAGATTTCGTTATGATCTTAATAGTTTATCCTGGCATTATCTTGGTTATGGTAAGAACGAGGCTGCACTTGCAGAAGCTGCAGAAGAGTGGGGCATAGATCCTAAATCAGAAATGTACAAATTACCTGCAATGCATGTTGGTGCATACGCAGAACGTGATGCTGAAGTTACATTAGGTCTTTGGCAAGAAATGAAAAAAGAAATTATTAATCAGGACCTGGAGGATATATTTGCACTGGAGTCTGATTTGTTTCCTTGCCTAGTTGACATGAGATTTAAAGGTGTGCGTGTGGATATAGAACGAGCACATCAAATGAAAAAAGAATTAACTTATCATGAAAGATTTTTATTACATAAAATAAAAGGTGAAACAAATATTGATACACAGATATGGGCTGCAAGATCTATTGCAAATGTATTTGATGTATTGAGATTAGAATACCCACGAACAGATAAAACAGGTGCACCATCTTTTACAAAAAATTTTTTACAAGAACACAAACATCCTGTCGTAAATATGATAGCACAGGCAAGAGAGATCAACAAAGCACACACAACTTTTTTAGATTCTATTCTACGTTATGAACACAAAGGCAGAATACATGCAGAGATTAATCAATTACGTAATGCTGGGGGTGGCACGGTGACTGGTAGGTTCTCCTACCAGAACCCAAATCTACAGCAGATACCAGCTAGAAACAAAGACCTTGGACCTAAGATAAGATCATTATTTATACCAGAAGACGGATGTAAGTGGGGTGTGTTTGATTACTCACAACAAGAACCAAGATTAGTTGTGCACTACGCTGCACTATACAAACTACCTTCTGTATACGATGTTGTAGAAGCATATGAAAACGATTCTAACTCAGACTTTCACCAGACTGTAGCAGACATGGCGCAAATTCCTAGATCACAAGCAAAAACAATTAACCTTGGATTATTTTATGGTATGGGTAAAGCTAAACTACAAGCAGAGCTGGGCGTAACAAAAGAAAAAGCTGCAGAATTATTTAATACCTACCACAGTAAAGTTCCATTCGTAAAACAATTAATGGAGAAAGCATCGAACAGAGCACAAGATCGTGGACAGATACGTACTTTGCTGGGTAGACTATGTAGGTTTCACCTGTGGGAGCCTAATCAATTTGGTATGCATAAAGCCATGACTCACGAAGATGCACTAAGGGAACATGGACCGGGGATAAGAAGGGCATACACATATAAGGCATTAAATAAATTGATACAGGGCTCAGCTGCAGACATGACTAAAAAAGCTATGTTAGAATTATATAAAGAAGGTATTGTACCACACATACAGATACATGATGAGCTAGACTTATCAATAGAGAGTGAAGAACAAGCTAAAAAAGTTATTGAGATTATGGAACATGCTGTTACACTAGAAGTTCCAAACAAAGTGGACTATGAGTCCGGAAACAATTGGGGGGAAATAAATGATTAAACAATATAAAGACAAGTTTATGGTCTGGCAGTTGCACAACAGAAGAGAAATAGTTTGTGCAGTGGCTGGCTTCATCATTGGCGCAATCCTATTATAACATGCTACTCATAGATACTTACTTAGATAAAAGTAAGATTCATGGGGTAGGTGTATTCGCCAAAGAAAACGCTAAAAAGGGTGAAAAGATTAAAGAGGTAAGACCTGAATTTGAAATAGAATTCAACAGTGAAAACTTACCACGCATGCCTTTGGCCCTTGCAAAATTTATTGATACCCATTCTTACGAGAGAGAGTTAGGATCTAAAATGTTTGTAATGGGTATCGACAATGAAAAATATTTAAATCACAGCACGAATCCCAGTGTTGATGACAACGGTATTGCTTTGAAAGATATTGTTATAGGCGACGAAATTACAATAGACTACAGGGACTTTGATGATAGTATGAAAGCATGGCTTACTTAAATGCAAATATCCCAGCAACTTATGCACAAATAAGAAGAGAGTATTTATATGATCTTAAAAAACATCATGGAGAAGTTGAAGACTGTGTTATCTTCGGTATGTCAGCTCTTGAGGGTCGTGCAATATTATTCCATGCTATTATGGAAAACGGTGCAGTATTTTATCGCCTACCAATTAGCGCGTTTATTCAAAGAGGATTTAGAGTCACCGACGTGCCCATCAGACGCCTTGATGAATTACAGCTCTGGAATTGTTTTTCTTATTATCCTGCTGTCACTTCTTGGGATTTTTTAGTATCACAATCTGGTAAGTATATTGGTAAAGATAAAAAATGGCATAGAGGTAAATATTTATTTACTATTGACTTTGCTCATCCAGACGCTAACATAATAGATACTGATCATTCAGAGATTCCGCACGAGCACAAGTGCGCTCACATACTTGCATTAGATGATGGCAACTATGCAGCACAGCCAAACAATAGATTAATATGGGACATACCATCTTTCACTGTGAAAGATACGATCCCGGACTGGAAAGTGCAGACATCTGAATGGAATGTAGAAGACTCTACTCAGTGGAGAACTGAGGATACTGATAACTTCTTCTACGAAATTGAGGAAAAGAAAAAATGATTGGAGGTTGTTATGGATTATCGATTCACAGCAATACTAATAATTTTGTTATGTATACTGGCTTTTTGTGTAAAGCCGGTGGATCACACATCATTGAAAATAGAGGCAAAAGATTATATAATCCCGCCACCAAAACCAAAACATGAGTAAGAAACCTTTAACAATATCTGAATCGGCTGCCGTGCAAATGCCCATGAAGACGGTTGCCAGTTTGATCGCGATGATCGCAGTCGGCACCTGGGCTTATTTCGGTATTCACGAGAAGCTCAACCAGCACAGCACAAAGATAGAATTGATGACAAAAGATTTAGAACAAAACTCAGAGTTTAGAATTAAATACCCAAGGGGTGAGTTAGGTCAGTCAAGTGGGGAAGCGGAGCTTTTCATGTTAGTGGAACACTTAGCAGGTGTTTTAGAGGATATAGATGCAGAAGTTAAGAGCATGAGAAACAATGCAGTTAACATAGAATTTTTAAAAGATAGAACAAAAAAACTTACAGAGGATGTAGAAAAATTAATTAGAAATGGGAGTGGACACTAATGATTGAAGTTGTATTTGCACTTTTATTATTACAAGATCATAAAATTATTGAGCATCGTTATCATGATAGCTTACAAAATTGTTTGAAAGCCAAGCGTTACGCTATGAAGGACAAAAGCACCAAAGATAGAGTGGTCTACAAATGCATAAAGTCTAAAGCAAACGTAGAGGTATACATGGGAGAGAAGAAGATTACTTCATTAATATTAGACTAATGAAGAAACCAAATAAAAAACGTAATCCCATTGCAAGACAACTTAGACATTTTAAAAATAAAGTGATAAAGAATAAGAAGATATATGATAGGAAGAATTTACGCAGAGATAGTTAACGGTAGATGTCCAACTTGTGATGAGTATACAATGTTAGTTGGCGTTACAAATGATCGTTATAGATGTATGAATTGTGGTGCTGATTTACAGCAACATGTAAATGGTAAAATAAGTTATTTACCTTTCTTACATAAAGAAACTATATTGAAAGAGGATTTTGATTATGGCCAAGAAGGCTAAGGGTCTCTACGCAAAAGTTGCACACGTACCTATATTTCATAAAACGTCGATTGGACGTAATCCTAGCAAAGCAAAAATGAACAAGAACCGCCGGCGTTCGTTCAAAAAATACCGGGGCCAGGGTAAATAATGTTAAAATTTTATATATGGTTAATGGGTTGGTCTGGTCAATTAAGTGCCTGGGCCTGGAGAAAACACGTTAAAATATTAAGAAAAAATAAGGGTTGACAATATTTTCTGGGATATTATATTACCCCTATGAAAGAAAGAGAGGAATAAATGTTTAAAACATTAAAAACAATCGCAGCTGAATTAAAAAGAGCTAACGATTTAAAAGAAAAAGACATAAAAAATAAAGAAATGTATGGGTGGTATATAAGAGCTAATCCTAATGTAACTTTAAGTAATGGTTACAACACTGGAATGACTTGTACAACTGCTGGAGATCCATATAGATAATGAAAGAAAAAAGCGTAACAATAACAAGTAAAAACATAACATCTAAACAATGGGCTGCATTAGTTTTAGAATTAAATTTAATGCGAAAAGCATGGACTCCGTATGCAAAGTTAGAGCTACGGGGACCAGGGCTCAAGAAAATAATAGCTTTTGGTACGAGGTCTGGCGATGCAAAACAAGATAGATGAAGCAGCCAGAATGTTTAATAAAACTAAAGATCCATATTACAGAGATCTTTGGTATAAATTAGTAGAAAGGTTTTACAATGGAACTAATAATACTGAACGACGGGTTGTACCAATTAATACCCGTAACAAAAAAGATGTTGGAAGGCTTATCCCTTCTAGATCGAGCTGGCTTAACCTGCTTTGATCTATGTGATATACTCAGATTAAAATTAACTGGGTATGTCGATACACTGAATTTACATATAATGGAAGATGGTAGTACCATGGTCGGTTGTATGTGTAGATAAAATTGACCGGTTAGTAGGCGTCTATACAAAAGCTTCGCGCTAAGTCACTAACGTTAGCTATGACCCGCAAGGGTAGCGACCAAAGCCGGACGGGGTACAGTACAGTGCACACAGATCTGTATCCCGTATTATGATTCTACACCAGGTGTAGGTGTGCAGGTAAATCTAATGTACATATTGTATTTGTTAACTTCTTCTCTGCCAATCTCTCTCATTTTTTTCATAGATTCTTCGTATCCAAACATCATGCAATCATAATTAGTATTGAACTGTTCTGGCCATTGATATGGGGGCATACAAGTACCTGCAGTGTAGCTGCATATAATTAGACTCAGTAATATTTTCATTGACACCTATTGTAAATTGTGAGATAAATCCCATATTATGTTTAACAAAGAAAGGAGTATATCATAATGACCGATATAACTAAATATAAAAACGTGTCGCTATCGCATAAGACCTATGATCTAATTGATAAGATACGGAAAGTAATACAACCAGACACAGTACTAAGCAGATCACAAACGATTAGCATATTAGTAAATGAGAAAGCGAGGAAACTGAATGGACAAGCCAAAATCAAAAAAGACTAAAGTTATTTGTCCAGTTTGCAATGGCAACGGATTTATTCGAGTGCCTTATAGATTAACGAAAGAAGAAGTTACTGCACAATGTGGTGTTTGTGACTCGGAAGGAGAAATATATGCGGATGAACGTGATGATATTTATATTGATTCTGATGGTATCCACAGGTTCT